AGGTGTGCTGTGACTCACAAGCAGACGATCGTCAAGAGACAGACGCTTAGGCGTGAACCTCGCATCGGTAGGTGGCTTGACTACATATGGTGGCTCAACTTCTTCTCGTTCGGTGTCAGCATCGCTATATGCGAAGTCACTCGAATCACTCTGATACCTGCGTTCATCGCACTCACAACAGTCGGCGCACTGCAACTGTTCTCAATGAAATACGACGGGGCAGACTCATGATCAGATACAACGTGATCACTCGAACGCTTGACAACGTTGATCGACAGTTCGTCGGTGTTGATTACTTCAACCCTGACAACTCTGCTGAAGTCTTCACTGCTCTCGTCTCATTGAACGCTGACGATTGGCAACTTGAAACAGAAGACATCTATCCTGAATGGTTTGCGTTCGATCAAGAGTATGTCGTGTTCTCTTGTGCGTCTCTCGACGAGTTAGTGAACATGATCTTGAAAGAAGGTGAGTTCGGCGATATGACTTTGCTTGCGATTGATCAAGACGATGAAGACGTACTCGTCACTGTTCAAGACTTAGCGTGGTAGTGCGATGACACACGATCGTCACAATCCTGTAAGATGTAATTCATGATTCGACGAACGAGCCTTGCGCTCGCAACGTTGTCGCTGATCGCTTCGTGCGGTGGCGGTGTGAAAGACACAACGTCTTCACCCCCGCAGACGACCCCCATTGTGTTATCACCCGTCACTGCACAAGCACCAGCAACAACTACAACAACGACAACGACAAGCACAACAACGACTGAAGTGCCTTTGCAGTCAGACCCGCTTGACTACATCGACGAGCAACGACAACTACACGGTCAATGCGGTGAATGGCACGATCTTGCACTCGAAGTCGGCTGGCAAGAAGAACAGTGGTCAACACTGAGCACAGTTCTGTACACAGAGAGCCGTTGCACGTTCGATGCGTGGAACGGTCACGACGCAGGCTTGAGCCAGATCAATCAGATTCACACCTCGTGGTTGAACGAGATGGGTCTTTCGCACCCTGACGATATGTTCGACCCTCGCAACAACTTGTGGTTCGCTTACAAGTTGTACTCTTCACGTGAAGAGAAAGGCTTATGCGGTTGGAAGCCTTGGTCAGAGCCTTGCAACTAACTCGCTGACTCGTTGATCTCTTTGCATCTTGTGCAACGTATGCGCCAAGGTGAAGTGATCATCTCAGCAAGTAACTTCCCGCAGTTGCCACAACGCACGCTCGTTCGAGTTGTGCGTTCATGCTCAGGTACAAGCCTTGTCTCTGCATAAGGGTCAACAGTCATCAGTACGCTCGTGTGACATTGAAGTTCTGTACAAAGATCACTCGATCTTGACTGTCACGTTCAAGAACGAACGGTGATTGAATCGCAGTCACACGGTTGTATCTCGTACCCGATAACGACATATCGATGATGCCTTCAAGAGTTATCCAACAAAGACTGATCAGAGACTCTGCTGACGCATACAACACTTCACGCACAGCGATCTGCACACTTGGATTCTGCAACACAGGCAGACCGCCACCCATCGTGTTGTCAGGTGCTGAACCGCCGTACTCGTACAGCGCAACACAAGCATCAGGTGAGTCAGGCATACGACCGAGAAAGAGATTCGTACCGAGCGTCAACGATGCTTGCTGTGCGTCGAGATGAGTTGCGATATCAAGAAGAGTGCTCATTAGCCACGACCTGTGCCGAGTTGATAATGCTTGCGAACGTACGCTGTCAAAGTCTCAGTGAAGTTCGCTGTGTACTGCTTGAAAGGTCGCTCAAGATACTTCGGTCCTCGACCCGTAGCAGGGTCAATTCCCGGTGCTGTTCCTTGTCGCCCGCCGACTTTGCTTTTGTTCGGTGGTTTCGGTGGGTGATAGAAGTCGAGTCGTTCGTGTTGCACGAGAGCGTACGGTGATGCGCTGTTGCCGTAGCCGACTTCGACTTTGTATGTTGTTCCCGTGTTGCTCTCTTCGACAGTTCGACTCGTGCGAAGTATTCCCTCGTCAACGGGTACGAGTTGCTCGCTTGCGTTGCTGATGTCTTCAGCCATATTCTTCAGACCTGCACGCAAAGCAAGAGACACACCTTCAGCGTCAGCAATCAGAGCACGACGAATCTCGCTCATGCTCTGCGTCTTCACTCTGATCGTGACAGGCTTTGCCATCAGTTTCGTCTCGCTTCACCGAGAGCGAGCACGACGCACTGTTGACCGAACTCGTCTGAACGAATATCAGTCTCGACGATAACTCTTGCAACACCGCTGACAGTGAGAAGATCGTCAGTCGACGGTGTGTAAGTAGTCGACGGAATGTATGCAACGTAATCGATGATTGCTTGATCTGTTGATGCGTTGCGCTTGCTCGCAGATATCTTCTGCACGTAAGCCTTGTATGTTGTGCCACTGCCTGCGTTCAAGACTTCGCCGTATGAGTTGATTGAAGATCGAGGCGTGACTGTCACAGTCTGTGTCGCAAGTTGCAACAGTTCAGTCATGAAGTCATTACTCGCTGTCATTGATCAGCACCGCCACCAAATATCTGCACACCCGTGATCGTGTTATTTGCACCACCATCGTCGACGTTCTGAAACTGACCTGATGCGAACCAACCTCTGAACACGTCGCTGTTATCTTGATCGATCTCTTTGTCGCTTATTGACAAGCCGCCAGCGTACGGAATCGGTACGAAGTTCAGAGTCTTCGACATTGCATTGAACTGCGCCGCTTGCGCCAAATACCCTTGCGCCTTCTGCGACAACTTCACGTTCAAGTCACCGATCTGCTTATCAGCAAGACGAGCCAACTTCGATGCGATAGTCAGACAGCATCGATACGCCGCATCATAGAGAGCGTTCGTACCTGACGAAGTACCTGACGCTTCAGTGTTCACCCAAAGTATTTCTTCATTCGATAACAGTTGATCAGTTGTGTCAGTGTCACCAATGAGGAATCTGATTGAGTTCATTGCTGATGAACTTGGGTCTCCTGAGTAACTCCATGTCATCTCTTCATCTCCTTAAACGACTAAGACCGAGACCGATGCTTGATAGCACCAGTCTCGGTCATAGTGCCGTGTTAAGTTTTGTTGCTTTGTATTAAGCGACGCAGTTGTCGAAGAAGTAACCGAGTGGTGTACCGACAGCCTTGAAGTCCCAAGCGGATTCAATTTCGAGACGATCTGCACGCAAGTGGTCCATACGGAAACGACTGACAGCAGTCGAAGTACCGAGACCGCCACCGACACCGTTCCACACGAAGTTGTATCCTGCTGATGCAGTCATGATTCCAGCAGACGGTGCTACGTAACACAAGAGTGCGTCTTTGTCGCCGACTTGTGCGTACGTTGCTGATGCGCCTTCTTTGGCTGAGTTGTAAACACCCTTCATGACGAGCACTCGTGGAATGTCAACGACTTTGCCGATGAGATCAGGCGTGATGCTCTCAGCACTCGTGTACTTGTAACGTTCAACGATCTGTGCGTTGTTACGCAGACTCTTGTAGGCGTTGTACGACAGCACGAGAGTGTTGGCGAGGTAACCAGTGTTGGTCAAGATGGTTGAGATACCAGTCTGAATGTCATCGATCGGGGTTGAACCGCTTGATGCACTCCACAAAGTCGACGGGGTGACATCAGTACCCCAAATACCTGAGGCAAAGAACTTGCTCTGCCAGTCACGCTCTTGACGAATCATCATCTGATGAGCAAGGAACTTCGTTGCGTCCATGTCGGGGTCAAGTGGCGAATCGCTGTTCGCACGAACTTGATCGCCGATGTCTTTGTGCAAAGCCCAAACGCTTGACGAGTAACTTGCAGTCGACAGTGCGTAGCCGCTTCCTGCTGATTCAGTTCCGTCAGCACGATACTGTGCCTGATCACGATAGAAGTCTGCTTGCGAGTACGTGAAGTACAAGTCAGACTGCTTGTTCACTGAGACAGTTGGGAAGACTTTTGATGCGACGAAGTTGTCGACTTCGTTCATGTATGCGACGCTCAAGTTAGTGAGCACCGCATCGATATGAACTTGGTTCTGAGTGGGCTGTGCCATGACTGGTTCTTCTTTCTAGATCAGGCGCAACGAGCGTTGCTTGGGTTGAGGAACATTGTGACGATATTGCCTGCGGCGGCGGCTTCAATAGCCTGACCCATGACGAAGACAGTTGTATCAGTACCGCTAGTGATCGCATCTGCTTGCGAATCGCTTGAAGTACCAATGATGTTGCCAGCGGCAAGGGTTCCATCGGCAACAACTTTGCTGATACCGAAGATTGCAATCTCAGCAGACTGACCGCTAGTCGGTGTGTTCTGCAAGATGCCGATCGGCTTGTCAGTAATAGCCGAGCAAACATTGACAGTAGTTGCAGACGCTAACTTCACGAAGTGAAATTGCTTTGCTGACAAGTCAGCGGCGGCAACAAGGTTGCCTAATTTGATCTGTGCGCCTTCGTAAGCCATGTTCAGTGACCTTTCTCATTGAGGTATTGGTTGTATAATTCTTTGTTGTTCTCAGCAACGATCGTCACTGCTTTTGCGAAAGACGGTGCTCGTCCTTCGCTAACGAGTGCGTGTGCTTGTGCAGAGATCGTTGTCCATGCGTCTTCGCCATTGCTCGATGCAGTTGTGCCGATCTCTTTCAAGAGATCAGATTCACGCAACGCACGTGACGATGCTTCAAGGACTTTCTCGACGATGAGTGCTTCAGCAGGCATCGTCTCACGCAGAGCGCACAACACAGGTGCGAACTCAGCGGGGTCGAGTTCAGGCAAGATTGACCAAGCGTGTGAAGAGTCGACTGCCTTCTCAAGAGCACGAGTTGACTTCAAGACTTCTGATTCTTGACGTGCGTCGTCTAACTGCTTGCGAAGATCGGAGAGTTCTTTACGAATCTCCTCATCGAACGATGCTTTCTCAACTTCTGCGGCGGGGGTCTCAGTGACTTCGAGGTCCATGCTTGTCTCCTTGATTACGGCGGCTGGATTGATTACTTCATCGAGTGTTGCAGTCAAGTCTTCTGACTTCATAACTAGCCAACCTTCGTGAAGATGAGCGGGGTGATCGACACCACTTGTCTCTTTGACCATGAGGTCTGCGAGTTTCGTTGAACGTGCCATCGCTGTGAATCGTAGACACCTGCGCTTATTATCCGTTGTAACTCTGCAAAGAACTTCCAATGATCTTTCGATCTTGATCAGTACAGTTGTCGATCATGCTTGCTCAACGTACTGCTCGAACATTGTTTGCGTGCGTTGCGTTCTTCTCTTTGAGTGCTATCGCATCGTCGTGTGGATACGACGGGAAGTATCGATACACGTGTCAAGACCCAGCGAATTGGGAACTGCCAGAGTGCAAGCCACCGATCTGTGAACCAACAGGCAACTGTTCTGAGACTCTCGTATGGGGTACAACCAATGGCTCGTAAACGTTACGCACCCGAAGAGATACACGCACGACTCGTGCTCGCTGTTGGTCTCGCTCTCTGCTTCACGTTCGTGATGATCGTCGTTGCAGTCTTGTGGGCTTTGGTGTTCGTGACGCAACCGATGACTCAATCACCGAACGACAAAGCGTTCCTCGACGGTGTGCTGATTCCGATCACGCTGTTCTTGAGTGGTGCGTTGAGCGGTGTTCTTGCAAGCAACGGACTGAAGTCAAAAGCACAACCGCAACGTCGAGACATGATCTCAGACGAAGAGTTGTTTCGCTGATTAGTTCTCTACGCTTTCAAGCGGTAGCAGTGTTGAAACTTTGAGACGATCAATGCGCTTGATCATGCCATGCGGTATTGCGATCACGTGATCAATATGGTTCGATTCGTCTAAGATCAGCGACTGCGAGATCACAACGTGATTCGCTTTCACGCCTGCTATGAGATATCCGATTGACGTGACGATGCAGGGTTCGTTGTCAAGTTCTTCACGAGTAGTCCACGTCTCTGAGACAGCGTGAGCGTCGTGCCACGTGACCTGAATCAGTTGATGCTTCATGCTTTGTATTCCTTGCCTCTGTACATCGCCCAACCGTTGTGAATCGCTATCTGTTCATAGCAGAAGTTTCCTGATTCGGGGTCGTACGGTATGACTGCGAGACCTTGTTGCCAATCTTCGTATCGAACAAGCGGTCTGCCGTTCAAGTCTGTACCGCCACGTGTGCTCGGAACAGCACCGTCAACTCGACACAAGCAACCCGGACTAGCCGCAAGAACAGTACGAGGCCCGTCGTGATCTTCACGAGTTCGTTCGGCCCATTCACGACGATGAATATGACCGTACACGACTGACGACTTCTCTTGACCAAGATACTTGTGCGCTGTCGAACCACCGCTTGCAACTCGATCACCGTGAATGACCCGCAGACGTTCAGTAATCCAGACAGACGACGCTGGATAACCCGGTCTGTATTCGATATCAACTTCGTCGAGTCGACACAGATACGGCACGCTCATGACGGGCCATGACTCAGGCAGATTCCCTCGCTTCAATCCGAAAGCGGCGGCGGCGTTCTGCAACAAGAACTTCGGCAATCTTTCTTCGTGATTACCTGCAAGCCAAATGATCTTTGCTCGTGGTGCGGCTTGACGTATCTGTGCGGCGAGTCGTGTTGCTCGATCGATCGTCGCTTGTGTTGTCTGTTGATATGCGCTCGTGACAATGTACTTGCCGAGTTCAGCGAAGTCGAGGTTGTCACCAACGAGAACAACAATGTCAGGGTCAACGTCAGCAACGATTGACAATGCAACAGAGATCGCTCGTTCGTCGTGTATCGCTTCAAGTGAACCGTCGACAGCAGAGAAGTATCCGCACTGAATATCGGGCAACACAACAGCAACAGGCCAACCTGATCGTGTCTTCGTTGCTTTCGATGCTGTGATCTTGACAGGCGGGCCTTGTTGAATGACAGGCCATTCAGGGCCTGTCTCCCACTTTGGTGAGAACTGAATACCCGTGAGATCGTGTACTGACGCTTCACCTGTGTCGCTGTCTTTCGTGACTGCTTGATACAGCGACACTCTTTTGATAGCACCGACTTCATCGATGTCAATGCCGTTGCGTTCGAGTAGTTCAGCGATTCGACCAAGCGACTGTTTCTTCGTCGTTGATGCGTTCTCTCTTTCGATGTCGTCTCTAAGACTCACAAGAACACTCTCCTCGTCGATGTCGCTTGAGTATGTCAACAGTGATCTCGATATGTCTGTCAGCCAACGCAAGCGTGATTGATCTGTTGGTAACCGAACGATCTTTCAATGCTTGATTCAAGTCTTCTATATCAACGCCGCTCAGTGCATCGAGAGCACGTCGAACACCGCAGACACGTACGCCGTGTGATCTGACGTAGTTCCTTATAGAACTAGACAGACGTTGTTCTTCAGGCATATCAGTCCGATCTTTACAAGTTCAGACCAGCCTAACAAACTGTGTACAAGTTGTGGGTCAATCTGTGTTGTCGTCGTCTCTTGTCAACAGAACACCTATGAAGTGCAGAGCGAGACTTGCACCGAAAGTCCATGCGGCTTTCGACAGTGTTGCGCCACTAAGAGTGATCAGCACTAGAGCGACTCCGCAGATAGTCCATATTTGAGCGTGTAGTTCTTTGATGACTTTCATCAGATTCTCCTTCGAGTTGTTGGTACGGGTGCAGGCAATAAGAAAGACACAGCAGTCACAGCGACGACAGCACGTCGTGCGCCTACTGAGATCGTCGAGCCATCAGGAACGTACGTATCGAACTGTCCACTGAATACGTTGATCGTCTCCTCGAACTGTTGCTTCACTTCAGTCGGTGCGTCTGAGAGTGCTTCTGCGATCTGTTCTGCCTGCTCATCGGTCAGTTCTGTGTCTGCGATGCTTGCGATCAGTTCTTCTGTTTGCGTGTCTGTCAGGTCTGCGAGATCGTCTGTCGTCAAGTCTTGAAGATACGTGACGATCTCTTCTGCGTCTGCTTCTTCAGACAGGCTTTCAACGATCGTTGATTCAGTGACAGGCGCACTCGTTGTCGTGACAATAGAAGGCTCTGTCGTCGTTCCACTTGTGAATACGGTTGTCGTTGTGCTCGTCGAAGTTGTTGACGTGCTTGTCGTTGTCGTCGGCACTGTTGTCGAAGTTGTAGAGGTTGTTGACGTGACGGGCAACGTCACTGATGGTTGCGTGCCATTCGAGAGCGTCGTTGTAGGCAATTCGACTTGGGTCGTCGTCGTAGATACTTCTGCTGGTAGCGATGTCGTCACCTCTGTCGTCGTTGTTTGTATAACTGTCGTTATAGTGGCCGGTTGTGTCGTCGTCGTCGTTGTAGCAGGTTCAGTTGTAGTCGTCGTTGTAGTTGTCGTGCTCGAAGTTGTTGTAGCGGGTTCAGTCGTCGTGCTCACTTCAGTTGTCGTCGTTGAATCACTTTGTGATTCATTGAACGTCAACTCGTACTGAACATTCCATACAGCACCGTCTCGCCATACATCAGGTTCGTGACAACACGTCGACGCTCGAAGACGATACGAACCAGCGGGAACATCGATCTCGATAAGTGACTGCAATCCTTCTGAGTCATCGTTAGTGATGATCAATACGTTGTCACTGTTGTACAACCACAGTTGCGGGTCAGATGGAAGATCACCTGATTGATACGTGCGTGCGTAGAAGTGCGTCGTGTCTGCGAACTCGAAGTTGAAGTCTATCGGTTCAGTGATCACAAGTCTTGAGTCTGCGTGTGCTGGTTGAACCCATGCAAGCAAGAGACCTGCATACAGCAGAACTCGACTCAGTGTTGTGAAGACTCTTCTCATGATCTCTCGCAGTGAGGCGACAGAGCGCACGAAGGCAGTAAGAGGATATCACTGTGATCTGCTCTGTGATCTGCTCACTGTGCGTGCGTCGACACTGTGCGTGCTGTCAATCTGACGCTGGGTTAGCCTGAGGCCGGTGGGTTTCGTGGCGCATAAGTGCTGGTCACCGACATATTTTGCAGAATCGTCTCGAATATGTCGCACGTTGTACAAGCACGTGTATATGCTTTGAGACATGAACAACACCACAGACACCATCAACGCAAGCGACATCATTGAAGGCGAGACGTACATCGTCACGAAATACATGATCGACGAACCCCGTAAGAAGATGCAAGTGACAATTATCAAAGTCACTGCCGAATACGTAACTGCTGAAACGAAAGTCGTGCAAAGCAATGGCTATCGCAAGCAGACTCATAT